TTAGGGCTTCAATCTCCGGGGCTTCACGAACAATTTGTTCTGTAATAGTTGTTTCAGCCATTGTTACGCCCTCATTTCAAAATTACGCATCATGTCGTAGAGGCTTTTGGCTCCCGCCTGCCGGTTGCCATTGCCAGAAGGGTCTGCTCCTCTGACGGCTTTAGCATTCATAACAAACTCGCCGTCGGAAAGCATGGCTGGAATGTCATCAGAAGTCTCTGTTCCCGGACCTTCTATAAGCATCTCGCGACGTGGGAACTGTGGAGTTCCGCCTCTGTTCATATTCTGTGGCTTTTCTATGTAACCGCCGTCAGCAGCATATGCGGATGCTACAAGGGGGTTACCTGTGTCGTATCGATATGGGTTTATGTCGGCAATTTTAAATGCAGAAGGGTCGGCTTGAAACAAGTCGTATCCAGTTGGACCCTCAAAACCCGGTAAATCAGCCCTAGTAACGTCTTCAACTTCAGGTGTGTCAAAAGCACCCCCAAGCTTCGCACCACCTAAAGCAAGAGCAGCAGTTGGACCATACTGTTCAAGTAAGCTAGGGGTTAGTATTCTAGCAGCCTCCGCAGCGGCTCTGTCTGCTCCTGTAATACCCTTATATGTACTAGGGTATTGTGTCATTAATTCTTTTGTTTTTAAATCAAGAGCACTGTCGGTAGGCATGGGCGGGGAAATAAAATCAGTTACGGGCTGTAATTTGTCGGTTACTTGATCTCCAAACTTACTTATTGCAGCAGCATTTTTGGTTCCAAAAATATCTTGAAGAAAAGTTGTTTCTGGAAGGGGGTCGGGAGCCGACATGCCCGTATCTAGCAGTTTCGTTCCAGCAAAAAATTGATCGTAACCAGTTGGTGTGAACCCCTGCGCTTCCCGACCAAATATGTCTGTGTAAAATTCACCGCGCCCTAGTGTATCGTATCCGGGTTTTAAAGTATATTGATCGGCATAAACATCAGTAGCGGTTTTTCCTAAAGGAGCCCCTTCTCCTGTGATTGTATTCATAATATTCTGGTTTGGTCCGGTGCCAAAAATGTTTCCAAACTGGGCATCCGATGCCGCTCTAGAAGCTATGTCCGCATCAGAAGCTACGTAGCCTAAGTTCATTTCTTCCATAAGATTACCGGGTACGTCAGCAAAAGGAGACGCTGCATACTTTGTTCCCTGCTGCACCAGTTTGCCACCTTCAAGAGCGTAAACAGGGGTCTGACCAGTAAAGCTGCTTTTAAGGCTGCCCGCGAAGCTGCTGCCCGGAGCTTTAGAAAATGCGCCCATAGCACCTGCGCTAAGACTTGCTATGCCACCGCTCATAAGACCAGCTTTAAGTGAATCTTTAAGACTTGCCCCGCCAACAAGACTTCCCAGGCCGCCGCCGATAAAGCTGGCTCCAAAAGTTCCTGCACCAAAGCTGGCTCCTAGAAAAGGAATGCCAAAATATGCTGCGGCCAGTGGTATAACAACAGGAGCCGCCTTCTTTGCAATCTTGGCTACAGACTTAACGGCTTTCTTTACTCCTCTAAACACACTTTTAAAGAAGAATTCAGGTAAGCCCGTGTCTGGGTTAATGCTATTAAGCTCGCTGCCAACAACAAATTCTTGTGGGTCTAGGCCCATGCCGCGCATCTGACCAAAGAGAAGTTCTTTAATCTTTGGGTTTGCGTTCAGGACCTCTAGGGGTATGACCGTCTCACCTTCCGCAGCGTGAACTACATATATGTCACCATTCCGACCGTACTCTGCCAGCTTCTTGGCTTGTTCGTGCATGGAACCAAGGCCAACTGGAGCAAACTCGTAATCAGGAGACGCCTCTGCAAAAGATTGCAAACCCTTATTCGATATTGTGTGTGTTTGTTGTAGCATCAGGAAAGCTCCAAAACATTGGCAAAGACTTGAATCTTTGCTGCGGTAGCGCAGTTAAATATTAGCGTATCACCGGCCTCTAAAACAAAAGGACCTGTAAACGACACGTCTGCGGTGGCAGAAGAAGAGGCCAACGTAGCCAACGTGATCTTCTGCAAAATTACCGTTGCCGAAGCGGAGCTATCGGTTATCTTGCAGAATACCACTATCGACGCCGTATGGCTATTATATAAATTGATGTTCTTTACAAGTGCTTCGGTAGCCGCTGGGCATGTATATACAACTACATCTCCTGTAGAACCTACCGTCGTTACTATATTCTTGTAAGCAGAAGCCATCAGTCCATAAACCAGTTTAAACCATTAGTGTCATCTTCTCCGCTAACAACAGCAGGGAAGTCTATCTTTGTAAGAGCCATCTCAAGATCACGCAATATTCTTACAAAAGTCTCTGCGTCGTACTCATCAGGAGCCATGGGCATACTGTGATCTAATAAACTAGACATTAGCGGCTCCCGTCAGGACGTATATCAAGGCGAAGATCACCCAGCGTCCACGTTATATCTGTTGTAGAACTCTCAATGCGTAGCGCAGCTTGCCGTGACCGGCTTCTAAGAAAAGCCTGCTGGGTGCTAGAGGTTACTGCATTGGTAGAATTAGTAGCCAAGCTATCTCCTGGGAAGTTGCGCGTCTTCAATACGTAATCTACCGAGGCGGCAGCACTGGTGCTTGTAATGTCAATGTCTGGTATCAAACGACTTACAAACATAAACTGTTGCCCGTCCCCAAGGTCAAAGTCAGCAGACTCAATAAACGAAGTCATGGCAGAGCCATCGTCATCGTCACCTGTCTCATGAATGTAGACAAAGTTTGTAGAGTTAGCAATTCCACAGGCTCTTGGGTTGTCGTGAACGCCATAATCAACCCAAGCTGTCCTTGACAGAGTTCCCAGATCCCAAGTGTTCTCCGTAAAGTTAAACTTAACGTAGCGGTCTATTTCCGTAGAATCTGCGGAGGGGTAGAACCAGAACACCTCGTCAAACATCTTGTTGGAAGCTGCAAAGCATTTAAAGCTCTGCTCCAGATTGATGTCGTCAAACACATACCTGAGAAGAGTGCAGGGAATAACCTGAACACGACCTGTGTAAACGTAGAAGTTCTCACGGTCCATCCAGAAAACCTTGTCTCCAACAGTTGTTACCGCGTTTGGTCCAATAATAGACACGTTGTTTGCTAACATACTGAAACCAAAAGTGAACGGAGGACCTGTAAACCGCATGGCATGGAGAGCTGTATCTGTCCAGATAAGCATTTCCTGACGGGTTTTCTGTGCCGATATAATCTCTGATCCAGAAGATATACGTTGGGAGCCAGCCGTGTTTGTAGCGGTAGGTGTCCAATCTGCGGGGTTCTCTTGGTCAGACCAGCGAACCATCAACAAATCTTGATCTGTTTCATCTAACGGATTACATCCAAAACAAACCACATGCCGATCTGAACCTGAAACCATTATTCTGCGGGTTATAGTAGGAGCACCAGACGCATTAGGCTGAGAGGCAAGGTCCGTGGCCCGTGAACCAAGGCCCAGTGTCTTATCCCAGTAGTACGGGGTTCCGTCGAAGACATTAAGCAGTAAGTCTTCACCCCAATTGTCCTGACTGTACAAGCGAATGTTTGATCCTGTGTTTGCCGCAGTGCTAGAGGATGCTCCCCACCCTACAAAGTCATTTGCTTCCTTAACAGTTGCTCCGTCGCTATGAGAAGCGGCAGAAGTTCCACGAGCACCTCGAACAACACCTGCATTAATAGTATGAGTAGATTTACCTGTGTATTGAATTAACTCACTGCCTATCAGCATAAGTCCGACAAAGGTTACCGCGTCGCCACTAGAAGAAGTAGCCACTGTCGTTCCGTCATCTGCGCGGGTCAAATCACCAAATACGTTGCTTACATTTGTTCCGTAACGTATTTTCTCACTACCTATTAGAAGCGTACCTTTAGCCGGAAACCCGCTGGAATCTGCCACAGGAACAGACGAACTAAGGACTGTAAGGTTCGCGCTTGTTGTAGTAGCCGCCGTTTCAAAGTTAGCCGCACTTGTTAGGGTAAACGAGGTCACACTGTCGTTTATTCCACCACTATCATTAAGGGTGGTCTGTGAATATCCTGTTGTTACACCGCTCCAGAGACCGGCTCCAAAGCCTGTCCCTGTTACAACCGTATTAAGACCTGTGTTGATCTGATAGTTGGCAATAACAGCAGACCCACCGCCAGCAGTGGTTCCAGAGGAAGCCGTACCTGTAGTTGTGATTTGATAACTGTTAGAGTCTACAACGGTTACCTCATGCTCAATGTTTAACTGAGCCGTGGTTATGCCGTCCGTTGCCGTAGCACCACTAAAAGTAACGTAATCTCCTGTTACTGCACCATGTGCGGGAGCCGTTACGGTAACAACCGTAGCACCAGAAACAACAGCCCCTGTTGTTAGTGGGTTGGCTCCAAGCGTAACGGTAGACCTTATAGGTGTAATGTCGTTGTAGCCGCCACCTTCTTCTATGTAGAACTTGGCTTCTGTGCCAAGTCCCATAAACTTGGATCCGTCCAATGCTGCCCAGACATGTAAGGAACGTCCTGTCCCCTCTATAGTATTGCTACTTAGGCGAGACCAACCACCCATCTTTTCAGGTCTGCCTTTGCGAAAACGAATTAAGTCAGAGTTAAACCAGCCGTTCTCATCACCGTAAGATGTAGTCTCACGATTAACTCCAGGCTTGAACTGTATCTTGGACAAAGGCATCTAGCTTCCTTTTATTATATCTTCCAGAGCATACCTGCCATCAAAAGGATAAGAGAACCTGCACCTGTAATCATCACTAGCTCAAGGCGTTTTATACGCTCAATGGTTTCTTTCCATCGTTCAGCGCAAACAGCTTCGTGTGTGTTTAGTTTAGCTTCTACATCTTTGACTTTAGCCATTTTTTATTCCTACAGCTTTGCTTTTTCAGCGTCTATTAAATTACGATTGTTTTGTAACCAAGTCTTGCCATCATCCGTAAGAACAGCTTCGGCTAATTTGGTTGGTGTCTCCAAAGATTCAAGCCTATCAATTTCTATCTGTGCTTTCTCAGCAGTGGTAAGATCGACGGCTGTGTGCGTCAGCGTTACTGTCTGCTTGTCGCCGTCTATCGCAGTAGTTGTTGGGCCACGCTTCTTAGTAGACGTAACTTCTTCTGTCACCTCAACAGCTTTTACAAGGACATATTTGCCTAAGTCCACAGGACGTTGGTCACCTGTAAAGACTACATCCCCACCTGTTTGCTCTGGCAGTTGAAGTCGGCTAACTGTGCCGCCCAAATTTGTAACTGACCCATCTGATTTTTTAAGTAAATAATCCATAATTTTTTCCTATGCTGGAGGCCAAGCTGCAAAAACTGTTGTTCCCAAAGGAATTGAAGCATTAGGCGTTGAGCTTACCGTTAGCCCTGATTGTGCTGCTGCAAATGCTGCTGCTGCACCAGAGTAGTTTCCTGTGCCGTCAATATTTGCATCAAAATTTTCAGTTAGGTTAGACCAAGTAAAACTTTTACCAGTTCCTCCGTTAGTAAACGTATAACCTATTGCTACACCCCCGGCTGATATATCCAAATTTGTAGACATAGCAGATGCACTTGAAGAAATAGACGCACTTCCAGAATCTTCCATTGTTCCAATGTTATAAGCAGCCCACACGCCGATACCAGTTCGATTTGCTGCTCTAGCCCAAGTAACTATAATATCTGCGCTTGTTCCCGATGTTATAGACCCAGCCCATATTTGTGCAATTGTATGATCTGTGTGTAACACTGAAATTAATTTGCTTAACCCCGTACCGCCAACAGTAACTGAAGTGCAATCATCAGTGCCGCCACCGCCACCTGTTGTTCCAACAGAAACAATAATTACTCGATTGTCGGCTGCCGTGCCAATTGCAGTGCTAGAAAAAGTTCTAACTGCTGTAGACGCAGTGGTGCTGTCAACATTTGCAGTAAATGTAATTGTAGCAACGTTTGGATTATGAGGTGAGTAAATAGGTATCAGGCTCATTGTAGAGCTACCACGTTAAGATGTTTAAACGAGCCAACGACAGTACTGTACATCATAAAATCGTCTCCGTTCGTTGTCGTTAGACTATCGCCTGTGACGATTGTGTAGCCAGAGGTAGTTAAAGTACCTGCCGAACCATTATTTGTGTACTGAACTACAATGGTAGACAGTTGCGACTGAGGTGCGAGAGTGTGTGCGCCACCATTAATTCCAGACTGCATATTGCCATTCACAGCCGACAATGTTTCTGTGCCACTAGTGTTTGTCCCAAGGTCATAAACAGTTTGTTGAAAAGCACCAAAGCCTGTGCCTAGCCTAATCCCACCAGTGCCAGCAGCACTAAGGGTGAGATTAGAATCAGTTGTTACTGCTGTAACCGCATTTGCAAGAACTGTTGACATTTATAAATCCTTATTCTGGAGCAGAAGGCCAAGTAATATTGTCTACGTCTGACTGCCCACCAACATCTCTGAGGTCACTTCTATACTTTTTCCAAGCATCTGAGATGTCTGGGCTGTCGGGCATAGCCATCCAATCTGTAGCGGCTAATTTTATATCTCGCTCATTCCTAACACTAGCCCATTTTGCTGCTAACTTGTCAGCAGCAAGTTGATCTGTATCTTTTGTTGGCGTATCACCACTAACATCCCAATATTCAATGTTAGCATCTAAGTCTTCAACAACCTTACCACCGAACGAAGCAACGTGGGCATCAGCTTCATCCTTTGTGTCAAAATCCTGATACTTGGTTATTTTTCCACCGCTGTGAGAAACTACCGCTGTATATTTTTTCATCTTAATATCCTATTGATACATAATTGAAACGGAGCCAAGGTCAAAACCATTTGTCGTTCCAAAGCCTACTTGTGTTAGTTCAGCCGACAGAGCCTTTGATCCTGCTCCGACATTGACAGTTGCCGCATTGTCCGTATCCATCGTTTGCCATTGGCAAATCCAACGATAAGCCGCAACATCTTGAAGCGTCAATATCGCTGAACCACGATATTTACTGCTTGCTGCTAAGTGATCTGATAGCTCAAAATTAGCTGTATCATCAAAAAGAATATTTGCTGAAGATCGTAACTGCGCCCTCATGGATACATATCCAGAAGTCTCCAAGCCACCTGCATCTCCAAGAGTTAATTGGATAGCATCACCAGCACCGCCATCGCCACTCATGCTTATGTCAAAGTAGCTTACAACAATCATCTTAACACCACTTGGTATAGAGCCAAAAGTTTTTAAAGTACCTGATGTGGTCGCTTGTGAATCTGCTTGTGTAAACCCACCACCAGCATCCGTAAATGACAGAACTCCACTGCCATTAGTTTTAATAACTTGATTTGCACTGCCATCTGCCGAGGGAAAAGTTAACCCATCGACAGTAACTACCCCGGTTCCTTCAGGAGCTAATGCTAGGTTCCCGCTCAATGCAGTGACTGCATTTGATATGACTGTTGACATTTATAAATCCTTTATTCTGGCTTTGGGTTTTCTGACTTGACCTTTGCTATATGATCTTTAAAAGTTGTCGTGCCATTAACTTGATCCCAATATTGCATATCCAATTGATCCTCAATCGATCCGTACCCAGCCCGTCTAGCTTGACTTACTGTTGGCGTAGGCTCAACGTAAGTGACAACTTTGCCATCAACGTAACTGTCAACGGTTGTTGTATTGTCAGCAACATCTACCCACGATAAGTCTGCCGATACTGGAAATTCTGCGTCTTCAATTTGACAAATTCTTGTGCCATGAATTAATGCTTTCTTGGTCATCACGAGTACTCCTCAACAAAAACAACTCCAGCAAAGCCAACACCGCCAGCTTGACTATCTGTTTCTGCACCACTGCCACCGCCACCAAATGCAAAGCCAGCTTCGCCCACGCCACCTCCTTCAGCATTACCTCTACAGCCACCTCCAAAGAAAGATGACCCACCTGATCCACCAGCCCTTGACCCTCCTGCTGGCCCTGACATTCCGCCTCCACCAGTAAAGTTTATGGAACCATTTGCTCCTGCACCGCCAGCACCGCCAAATTTGCCTGTGGTATTTGATGTACTTGCCCCACCTATTCCACCAGTAGCTGTGCAAAAAGAAGCAAAGGAAGACGTACCACCTGTGCCTCCTGTGCTTCTAGAAGCACCAGCCGTTCCAGCGGCTCCAATAGTTACCGTTGCAGAAGAAGTGCTAGATACATCAATTAGCTCGATGGCACAACCGCCACCTCCACCGCCGCCTCCAGAAGAACCAGAAGGAGAACCGCCACCGCCGCCTCCACCGCCACCAACAACGTAAACTTTGACTTTTGTAATTCCGCTAGGGCGATTCCATGTTCCTGACGAGGTGAAGGTTTGGACAGATTGCAATCCACCACCGCCTGCTGCAAATGACAAAACGCCAGAACCATTTGTTGTTAATACCTGATCGGCAGACCCATCAGCATGGGGCCATGTCAGACCATCAAGAACCAGCTTGCCATTACCTGTTGGGATGACAGCAATGTTACCATTTGTAGACTTTTCATTAATTGTATCGACTTTAAGTGTACTCATCTCAAATCACCACAAAAGTTGCACCAGAGGAGATGGTTAACGTCACCCCACTAGCTATTGAAAATGGACCTGTGCAACTACCATTATCGGTAGCAACCATCGTCTGGCTCGTATTTAATGTATGTTCATTCACTCGTATAATATCACCGCTGTTGCCCACACTAGCTCCTGATGCACCTTCACCCAAGAAAGCACCGCCGCCGCCACCTCCCGGTTTAGTTCCAGCCAAACACCAACCTGTTTGTCGATATTTACCAGTATCATATTCTACAAACTCTAGCTCGTCACCAGCTTCTGTTGTAAAGTTTTGTGCGCCAGCAAGAACTAAATTAGTAGCATGATGAGTAATCTGACAGGCTCCATCGAAATGAAGTTTGATTACTGTACCCGCTCCTCCAGTGGTGTTAATAGAAGTAATGGTTGTAGTGCCTGTGACATCAAAGTAGTTTCCATCTGTTAATACTGGTAAAGCACTACCAGAAGCTACGTCTGCACCTTTAGACCACTGTGATTGACTGCCATTTGTAGCAATGTTTCCACTAGCCGTAAAATTACCAACAACTGTTACATTAGTTGTTCCTGTAGGAATTTCTAAAACATCAGCATCAGCATCGTTTTTGATGGTTACGTCATTAGTAGAGCCTTGGCCTGTAAGTATAAGTCCTTCAGCAGCAGTAAATCCGATAGAAGCATCGTCTCCAGCGGCTGTATCTCCCGTTACATTAACCGTTCCAGCAGATGTAATATCTCCAGAAGCTGTTATAGTGGCTAACTGCAAATTAGAAATAGCATCTATAACTGCGGCTCCAGATCCCGCTCCGTCCATGTAAACAATTGCAGACTTACCATTTGCAATTGTTATATTAGCTCCAGAACCTTGTGTTAGTATTACAGAGTACGGGCCACTAGAACCAGAATCGGTAGTAGCGTTAATCATAATAAAAAACGCTGCCGTTGTGTTTGGAGCTACCGTGACCGTGTTGTTTGCACCAAGAGCTCCTGTAAACTTAATTACACGATACATGCCGTCCTGAAGGTTTTCAGTGCCTGATCCAGGAGAAGCTTCTCGAACAGTTAAGGTATGGGTTGACCCAGAAAGAGCTACCGCTTTATAAGAGGCAATACGGTCTAGAATATCTATGTTGTGGTTAGTGGTATCGCCCCAAGCTCCAGATTGTTCTCCAGACCCTATCTTTTCAATACCAAAACTAGTTGTATACGATGATGCCATAATTTTGTTCCTATGCCGCTATCTTAATCCATCCAGCAACTTGACCTGGAATAATTTGTTCCCACATATTAATACGCCCTACGGCGGTTGCGGCCTCTACTCCTGTAACAGGGACCGTTATATCTACCTGTGTACTGCCAACCGCAGTAGCCGAAGCTACTCCTGAAACGGTTAAAACAGTACTTGCCGAAACAGTAGGTGACCCTGTTGCGGTTGCCGCAGAAACACCTGTTACTGTTATTGAAACAGGTACTGTTACTGTAGGAGATCCAACTGCTGTAGCCGCTTCAACTCCTGTAACAGGAACTGTTATATCTACCTGTATACTTCCAACAGCAGTAGCCGCAGAAACACCTGTAACCACAACACTTCCGGGAGAATCCCAAGTACCTGAATTCCAAGTACCTCGACCCCATCCAGTAAGGTTAGGGTTAGACATTAGGCAATCCTAATCAATGCGTTGTTGGCGTCATTGGCTGGCATGGTAATCGTAAAGTCTCCTGCACTAGAGGATTTGTCTGCTCCGAAGTTAATAACACAAACGGAAGGTTTGGCAGCATGAGTAGTGTCTCCAGCCGTTCCTGCATTAGCTAAAGTAGAGTTATATACTAAAGCTCCACGAGCACTACTAATAGTAGAATTTGAGAAAGTTACGTCTGCCATGTCAATAAAAGCCGTAGGGACCGAACTACTATTGTCACCAAGGCCAATAGTAGCACTTGCAATAGAAGCTCCTCCCGCAGTGTAGTTAGTTCCACTAACTTCATTACCTGTTGTGTACCCCGTAGTATCCACAGAAATAGAAGAACTATTAGTAAACATAGCCAGCTTAAATGTATCCGCTGCTATGGAACTACCGTCTCCACGAGAGTGCGTTGTCCAAAAATGAATTCCAGCGTTTATTTCTTTTTTGTACGTACCGCAAATACCAGATGTTCCTACAGCCATTACAGCCTCCTTATTATCTCTGCCATGTCCTCATGGCCCTGTTGTTTCATCAAAGCCCAGAGAGTTGTTCTTTCGCTTTGACACATCTTATTCATATAATATATTAGCACTTCTTTCAAACGTTGTCTGTGAGCATATGCTTGATCCCGTATAACAGGTGGGGCACTATCTGAAACCATCATTATCTTGTTTAAAGCCATCTCCGCCATATCTTCTGGAGAATGGCCTCTATTGTCACTAGTAAATACTAGAGCGTTTCCTATTTCACTTGCACCAACAGAACTAGACATTAGACGACGTCCCTACGAACTCGGTCGTATCGATATTGGTCACGAGTTTGTTTTCCCTCACCTAAATTCTTTAACCACTGAATAGCTTCTAGAAAACGGTCTGTGTATTGTTTTAAAATATCTGGCTCACCCTTCATAAAAGTGTAAGCTTCTACAAGACTTCCGTACAGAAGTGCTAGTTGAGCATTTGTTCCAAGCCAGCTTGTTCCATCTGCGCTTTCCGTAATAGAAGTTGGTCTGTAAAAGTAATGCAACTCCACGGTAAAGTTATCGTTTGGGGTAGGCGCTAATAAAAAAGTAGATTCGTCCCAATCAGCATAGTATTTAGGAACACCTGTCGTAGAAGCATTTGGCGTAAAATCTTGTAACATAGTTACTTGTTTGTATATTAAAAATTCTTTGTCCGTAGAATTTAATACGCTCAATGAATTTTGAGATAAAAAATCTCCCGGTTTTTGCAGATATGCGTTTCCAGTAGAAGCTGTTCCAGTTGCATTTTTTCTAAATACATCTAACTGACATTCTTTTAAAATTCTCTCCTCCGCGTTAAGAATAAACCGAGGAAGCTGACTAACAAACGTAGTCTCAGTATTCTGAACGTAGTCTTGAATTGCGGTCTTCAGAGTGGTGTATGTATATGCCATATCAAAAACTCACTTCGTAATGCTAACAGGACCAGCACTAGCAAAAGAACCGCCTCCTGAAACATTTCCTGTAGTAGCGGTGCCACTGCTGGCAGTAAAAGAATAAAAGGAAGATTGAAAGTTGGTGCTAATGTCTCCTGCAACAACTGTTATGGAATATCCAGAGGAAGATTCAACAACTGATTTTGTAAAACCGTCGAAGCCTTGAACTTCCCTAAACCTAACAACATCCCCTGTAGCACGACCATGACCGGGTTCAAAAACCGTGATAGCCGCAGATCCGCTAGACGAGGAAGTAAAAGCGTTAGCAGGTAGCAAAACTTCTACGGCGGGCTCTGTTCTATCTGGTCTAGGATCTCTAAGAGATTGCGGATCTGCGGGCGCTTTTATAGGCGTTAATTGAGGTTGCTTGGCTTCCCACTCATCTTTGCCAACGAGCATACCCGTCCACTCTTTACGCATATCATGTAACCGATACGCGGCTCCTGAACGATCTGAAATGCCCAAAGCATGTTTATTAGAAGCATACCTAGCCATTAAGATACCGCGCTAACAAACGTATAAGATGGAACTAGGTTAATACTTACCTTATCCCTATCTTCGTCCGCAGCCCTTATAAACTCTTCTTCGTAAAGTCCTTTTAAGAGTTGAACCCTGTCCGGAGATCTTTTTAAAGCTATGTAATATGCTAAACCCGCAGCTAGACAAGGGTAAAACCGAAAAGGAATTCCAACAGTGTTTGCGGAAGTGTCCGCGTCATCTATTCTTACCAACCTATCGTATATAAAAATGTCCGTGCTGTTTTCAGGGGTGGGCCATATTTTAAGAACGGGAGTAATCTGACGATCTACATAGTACTGTGTAGGTCTTCCTGTCGTTGTTTTGTTGGGTATGTTTAAAAAAGTGTCTCTACTAACCCTGGAGATAGACACGTCCGTTCCACTACGACGAATTACAGCGGATAAAATATCTATTGTAGCGCGAACGTCTTCAACACTCAGGTCAGCAGCTATCGTAGTAGTGGTAGCAGAACCACCGCTATCTGTACTGGAAATGGTCTCTCCAGCGGTAAAAGATCCATTAGGTATGCTCGTGGTAATTGTAGTAGAGCTTGGCTTTGTTAAAACCACCGCAGTTGCTGCGCTGGTTTGACCTGTGATGGTGTTTCCCAGAACTAGGTTGGTGGAAGCCCCGACCGTGGCTGTTATAGTACCTACTGGATATTCGGCAAGACCCGACACAACCGGTTGGCTTACTTGATCCATAGTCCAGCGATTAAGACCCCTATTGGCCCAATCAGCAAAAAGAAAGTTTAAAGACCGACGAGCGGTAACTGCATCATAACCAGTGCGGAACTCTAACCCACACCGTTCAAACGCTTCTTCAACGTAATCTGCTACATCAGGCTCAAAGTCCTTAGATCCAGAAACAGCCATTGTACAAAAAACCTTTCACGCTAACTTCAAATCATCCGTACTGTTTTAAACAAGTAATGACAATTGAATACGTATCGCCACTGCTGTGTCCTACAGTAGTTAACTGGATGTCTCCTGTGTTTCCACCAGATGCAGCAACATTTGGAAGACCGCTTATATCAGAGTAATCTAATGTATCCGAATAATCTGCGGGAAGTTCCGCAGCTATGACATCAGTAGTAGCATCCCAAAGAAATTTTACGCTCATGCCAACATTAGTAAAAGTTATGTTTTCAATGCGGACCCCTGTACAAACAGTTCCGTCTTGCAGTGCGGCAAGAGCAGAAACATCTATTTTAGTGACCGCAGCCTCACCTGTTCCATCACTAGTGTTTGTAAGATAAAAAGTAGCTTTTTTAGGCCCGTCTTCAACTTTGGTAGCTGTTACAGCATCAGCCATGTTCGTCTCCTTTCACATTAGTAAAGGGCAGGGAGGATAACCTCCCTGCCTAAACTATTAGCCATTATTAAAATCGACGTTCATGCCAGTAATACGAATCCAAATTTTACCTGCTGTATAAGCCGCGTTTGTTGCAGTACCTTGTACAAGGTACACATACTTTTTAGTCAGAGCCGCCATAACAGCCCCAGCATCAACAGAGTTATAATAACCTAAAGTAAGGTCCCCGTTGTTCATCATCTGAGTACCAGAAGCAACCGCAGCACCAGAAGCAGTAGTTCCTGTAGCAGAAATGTCTACGTTAATGTCTGGGTCGCCACCAGTTGGTACTTCTACGCAACCAAACTCAAGAAGAATAGGAATACCATTAACTTCTTTCGTCAGCTCTGCAATGTAAGCATTTGCATCCGTGCCATTACCAATAATTCTATCACCCGTTGCAGAACCATCAAAGCCGCCATGAAGGTCAATAAGAATGGAGGTTACAATAGTGCCGCCAACCTTATTCACAAAAGTGTTAATAGAAGCATCTGGAATACCAGATCCATGAGCATTAGGAGTGATGCCAAAGATAGTAGCACCAGTATCCAAACTAGCGTTGTTCGCTCCAGCAGCCGTAGCTGTTCCTGAAAAACCGTTTGTATCAACAATGTTGTTAATACCAGACGTTGCAACAGTTTGAATTTCAAACTGATTCTGAGTCACCGCACCAGTCGTGCCGTTCGTAGTGATTTGTTGAAAACCGTTTTGCGAACGGACGGGACCGTTAAAGGTTGTATTAGCCATTTTACTTTCTCCTTACGAAAGAACGGCCCTAGAGTCTTCGTAAGCGTCTGCTGGGACAGTCGCTAGGGCTATGATTCCCAGAAATAACTTGGGGGAGAGTTTCCTCCCCCCCGTGTCATTAGGCTCCTGGAGAGCCGAAGATACCGCGAGGGTCAGACCACCCGAACGCATAACGTTCGCGAGCCTTGTATCTCACATTACCTGTGTCGAAGTCGCCTTCCATAGAAGTCCTTACGGCTGTGCGGTTAAAACCTTTCAAGCCATTTGGAGCATCTGTCATAATGAAAAACGCATCCGTGTCGTTTAAGAAGTGGTTAACGGCGTAACCTTCCGGAAGCATTCCCATGTTCCGAACGGCATTAATGTCGTTATCCGCTGTTCCTACACGAAGAGTAGACTCAAGAAGACGATCCGCTGTGAATTGAAGTTCTTTTGGAACAATCATTTTCATACCACGAACCGCGACTTTAAGACCGCGCTCATCGACAAAGCTTGCAATATCAATCAAAGCTTGCTCAAGGCTGGTCTCATTAAGATCAGCCGCTGTTGCAAGTTCATTACGGAAAGTATTGCCGGTGACAAGAGGATGGTCAGTAGCACAAAGCTCTACGCCATCACCACCTGTAAAGGAGTTGTCAAAAGCATTGTTAAGAACCGCAGCGGCCTTAACTTGCTTTGTTTGGCTCATGCTGCGAGCGAGAGCCCTTGTGTACCGACTTGCAAGTCGGTCATAAAGGTTATCCTCAACAGCTTCTTCCGTGATTGAAAAGGCAAGTGCAATTGTTTCCATTGTGTAACGAGCAGTATAAGCTTCCTGCGCGTCATCAAAAGATACGGCACTACCTTCGCCTTTTGTCGGTGCTGCCCCAAAACCACTGAGCATCACTTCTTCTTCAAAAGCACGATCAGAACTTTCCATAGAAAAGATCTCTTCATGCTCACGATCATATTGATCGTATTCCATTCCGAACAATGCGTTCAGGCCGGGTTCCAACTCCTTAACGAGTTGTGCTCTACTAATAGCCATTTTCTAAACCCTCCTAAACGCCAGTGGTTGAAGGTGTGCCCGCTGCAATGGAACCCGTAGGTGCATTGAAGGGGTTATTCAACCGAACGATTGCGCCAATTCCGGCAGCAGTGAAGTCCTCGTTAAGAGCATCTTCGACCCAGCCCATAAGCCGTAAAGTAAGGCTATTAGTGGTGGCTAGGGTGCTGACGGCAAGACGACCATACGAAATGCCAGAAGTATCACTACCTGTGATACCCGTGGACAAACTAGCATTCAAAAACACGCTTGCACGAGCGTTTGCTTTGCTGGTTATAGTCGCATCAGTTGCAATTACATACAATTGACTAGGGTCGTCATTAATGAAGGCTTTTACCGGATGGTTACTATCCGCTCCAGATCCAGGCCAGTAGTTACTCCAAGTTGGTTTTCCAGTGGTGCTAGAGACATACTCGCATCCTTGAAACACACCTAGGTGACTGACAGTTCCGCCCGCTGCATTTGCAGTGTGGTCAATAAATCCCGAAGCAAGTGGGATAACAAGTTGACCGTGGTAGATTTTGTCAGTGTTACCGTTAGCAATTTCATAAGGAGTATACCCCGTAAGACCAGTGGAATTGGCACCTCCACCCAGTTTACTGAGCGGACGGAGGCCAAAGCTTCCGTTAGTATTAGCCATTTCTCTTGCTCCTTAAAGCAATGGGGTTAAAACAGTAGTCCCTTAGATCATTCGACCTTGGGACCTCCAAATGTAACACGCGATTGGCGTTCAGGTTTCTGAATTGCCATCGAATGATGCTGGGTCTCTTTCAGAAGATCGTTGTCAACAGCTTGCATCGCATCTTCGCTCATTTTATTGAAGTACGATTTACGCTCGGCAACAATTTCTACTGGAATACGAGCCAGCAACAAACCGCCCACACCAAATACTCCTTCGTATCGGCCACTGTCTAAGGTAGGTGCTTCAAAGTCGGGATACTCTTCCTTCCGTACCAACTCCCACCCTTCTCTCATACGAGCGGAAATGTTTTTACGGTCGTCGAAGCCTCGAACTTCGGAACGAATCCACCTGTGGACATAGCCTTGTGGCGGGTCGGGTGCATCCAATAAGGATGGGGGTTTCCAAGGTTGCCTACGAGGTTTTGCCGTTCGGGTCTTGGAAGCGCGAGGAGCCCGATCAATTTTTTCTTCAGACATCAAATTCTCCTAACGTTTGTGTTTCGCGTACTGATCCAGAGGAACACCAAGTTTCTTTGCTATTGCAACTTCACTTGGGGATAACCGTACTGTTTTGCGCCCGGTAGAACCGGAGCGAGTGGCAGAAGCTACGGACTGTTGAGGTCTTCGGCTTTCTGTATGCAAAGTATTCCCATCAAACTTATGCGGGAACGCCTCACGAATTCTTACATCTACTTCATCGTAGTACGACGGAGACTCTGTGTCAAAGCCTTCTTCTTCAACAAGTTTCTTGTGAATTCCAAAAGCAGCAAAAGTCATAGCCTCGTCTTCACCGAACCAATCGTTGCGACTAGCCCACGCTTCCGCTTTTGGATCTGCCCGGACAGGAGCAGCGGGTGCCTGCTGCACGGGTTGAGATTGCTGCATTTGCTGGGCTTGCTGCATTTGTTGGGCTTGTTGTTGTTTAGCAGTTCTAACCCGTTCTTCTTCAATAGCCATCTGCGCCAACTTTTTATTGAGGTCCACCTGTGCGGCGGTATCGTTGGTAGCAATAGCTGTTTCTAAATCACGGGACAAAGAGTCAGTTTGACTGGCTACTCTGTCACCGTATTCTTCAACGTACCCTTGATCCAAGCTTTGAACCCGGTCTTTTAAAGAAGAATTTTCGGCTTGAACACTTTTAGCAAAGTGTATGGCAGCTTGTTGTTGTCTTTCGGCTTCTCTAGCTTTTTTAGTAAGCTTGTCTATTCTTTTTTTAACATTCTTACTGTAGTTCTCATGTTCTTCTTCTGAAGATTCTAATTCAACACCTTCTTCAGGAACGTCTTCTTCGACATCTGAAGCATTTATTTCTACCTCTACGTCTTTGCCGGAAGTTGGAATATCCACTTCTAGTTCTTCGTTAGTTTCTGGCATGGTTAGTCTCCATGTTAATAATGCAGGATATCATCCGGATCCTGTATAACGGCTATGACCTCATCGTCATTCAAAACGCGAACTTCTCCCCCGTCTATTTTAAAACGAGCGCCCGCATATCTACCAAATATAATCCAATCCCCTTCACGGCACCACGCACCACTGGGAAACTTTGTTTTATCGTCATAGGCTAGAGGTCCTGTTTTTAGAACGTAACCGCAAACAGTGGCTACAGATTCCCTATCCACAACAGAATCTGGCAACAAAACGCCTCCTTCTGTTTTTCCTTTCCCAGCATAGGGGAGTATTAAGAGTCGCCATCCGGTAGGGTTTGGAAGACGAGCAAGGGTCTCTTCAGGAATTTTAGAAGGGTCTAGCACTCTTTCGTCAGGTTTGACGTAAGCTTTTTCAATAGAAACAATATTATCAACTTCAGATTTTTCCGACATTAATCCGCCTTTTCTAAGATTTCTCTCAACTCCTGTCCTATATAATCTAAAGATTCAATATTGCCAACAAGTTGTTTGTATTCTTCAAAGTTTTTTGCGGTTCCGCCCGAAAGAGAGTCCGCTATTCGAGAACGCCTCTCTTCAATAGATTTTAAAAGATGTTCCGCTAGATATATTCCGTCCATGATTATTTTACTTCACACCTTGCTTTTTTAGAGGGACTCATAGCACCTCGTCCCCGAACAGCAAAACCTCCCGTAGAAGCTCGGACGACCGCAGCTTTCGTGTTCTTTACAACGGTTTTTCCTTTTCGCCCTTCTCTTTTCTTCTTTCGAGCGGTTTTTGCACGTTCTGCCTTAGATAAACTATTGGCTTTTGCCCGTGGCAAACAACGATCCGGGTTCTTCTTGTCTTTAGACGTGCCGCACTTGCCCTTAATTGAGCCGTCAGATCCGATTCTCACCCAATCTTGCTTTACCCAATCTTTTAAGGCTCCCATTGTTACTTACCCTTAGATTTTTTAGCATAATTTGGATCTTTGCAATACTTTGAAGCCGCCATGTTGGCATACGCCGACGGATACGTATCAAAGGTTCTTTTTGCCCAAGCCTTGCCTTTAGGACAGATTTTACTGCCCTTACTCTTGGAACTAGCTTCTCCACCTTTTCTATAATAAGAAAGTTTACCTATTTTTGGCATTTTTCTTCTTCTCCTTGCCTGTACTATACAGATTATCAAAAGTTACGGAAGGGTCCATATAACTTTCGTCTGATTCCGCGTTGTGCATCCACTGGCTAGGTTTAAAATCAGGTGCCCCGGTTCCTGTTTCCCAGAGCGCGGGGCTTGTCGTCCTAACTCTGTTGTTTGGCAACGCTATAATGTTCCCGGTCCACGAACCTGCGTCGGTTAGTTCGATAATATGGCTCTGTTTATGTTGTGCAGGATCATCTGCAATAGAAGATTCAGTATAATCAACCGTAAACATGTACTTCCCGGTAAAGAAATCACCGTCTATCTTACACAACCAAGGACTAGAGCTTGTGCGATCATACTTTATTACAGAATGATGGTGAGAACTGCAATCCCAAGGCTGAACATGGTGAGATACCATTCTGTCAGGCCAATCCTCTAAAGGTGTGTCGGCAACGAGGGCGCTTATAGGCATTCTTGCCCACATAGCACCCCCATGTATGTTTTCTTGATCCGACTCGTCACTTTCGCAACCTGTAAAGATTACTTGAAAGCTCAAAGAACGATCTGGAACAGTAGTTACGGCAATAGCCATAGCATGAAGAAAATCTCCATGGTACTTTTCGTGATTATGCGTAAACTCTCGTCGCACCCAGCAATGAAAATGCGGAATGTTGCTTTGAAGGTATGGCATTAGGACTTTTTCTTGACCGCTCCGCCCT